CCGCGGCGGTGAAGTAGTGCTCGCTGGCGATTGCCGCCTCCAGGTCCTCAGGCGTCACGCGAGGCGCGGTCTTGCCCTTGAGCTGGAGGAGGTTCTCGATGCCGGCGTCGTCGGTGCGCGGTGATGTCGTGTGGAACATGACTGCCTTTCAGAAAGCCTCGACCCAGTCCCGGGCCAGGAGATCGGTTTGCGATGCCAGCCAGGGCACGAGGTCCCCGCCGACGGTGCGGATGTAGAGGTAAGGCAAGCTCATCTTGCTGTGCTCATCAGGGTGCTGAAGTGTGATCCACTGGCCCTTGCCGTTCCACCCTTTGCGGGCCACCCGGCGACCATCGCGCAAGGAGTCCAGCGCCATTCCGAAATCGAACTCACCCGTCGTTGCGTTGTACCTGCTCATCTCTTCCTTTCAAGGTGTTCAGTGCGCCCATCAACTGGGCCGACGTCACACCGGGTTTCTTGGTCAGCTTCAGCGCGGAGTCCCGCGCTTTCAGCCACTCTTTTGTCCGCTGGATGGATCCGTTGATCACGTCCTGCGGTACTTTGTTGGCGGCGGACTGCACCTGAATCTTCAGACGCGCAGCCGCCTCCTTCTCGTATTCAGCAACCGTAGCCAAGGCAGAACACCTCCTTCATGGCTCTGGCGACCACGCCCAGGAACAGCATGGACGCGATCCAGATGATCACGAGCGTCACGAAGTTCCAGAACGCACCCCAATACCGCTTACCGTCAAACACTTTGGCTCTCCACCATTCGTTCGATGGGCTCGATCCGAACCCGCCCTGCAATGCAGGCTTCCGCGTACTTGGCGTAGGACCGGGCGATGTCATCGCCGAACTCCTGCCGCCACCGTTGGTACAGCTCCTTGCGTCTTGTGGGCGACGTCGTGTTGATGGCCTGCCTGACATGCGCCACGAACCGCTTGCGGCTCTCGTAGAGCTGCTTGGCCCAGAACTCCTCCAGGTCCTGCATCTCCTGCGGCGTCATGTCGGGGCGCCACCTCATACAAAGGCGCTCAGGTCGGCGGCCTTCCACCCGGTCGGCTTGCCGATCTTCCCGCCCTCCAGGATCACGGGCTGGCCGTCCACCAGCTTCGCCTCGTTGGCGGCCAGGACCGCTTGGTCAGCCTCCTCCTTGTCGAAGTCCGCGAGATAGGCCACGCCGTTGCCGGTGACCTCCAGGTCGCACAGAGCGTCGAGGGCGCGCTCTCGGCTTGCCTGCGGTATCCGGACGATCTCAAGCCTCGTCTTGAACCTTGCGGCAAGCTCCGAAAGAAGCTGCCCCGCCACGGCCATCGAGTGCGTCGACATGCTGTGAGGGTCGGGCAGCTCAAGCTGATCCAGGAACTCCACGAACTCTTCGATGTGGCAGCCGATCTGAACCGACGTGTCCGACACTGTCTTGCCTTTGCCGCAGGCGTGTAGCCAGGAGGCGGTGCGCTGGAAGTTGCTCATGCGGTCACCTTGGTCCAGAGGGTCTTGGGAGAGCCGTGGCACGTGGCGCTGGCCTGCTTGCGAAAGCCGGCGGCGCGGACGTAGCCGGCCATTGACGCCCGTCTGGCGACGTGGCCCCAAGCTCGGTTGTCGGGTGGTGCGGCGAAGCCCAGCTTCTCAGCCCAGGCCCGGACCTCTTCGGTCAGGAACCCTTCGGGCTTCTGGATGGCGTACAACCGGAACAGGCCCAGCGCGTCATCGCTCCAGTTCTCGTTCTCGCGGTCGGCATGAGACGCCGCCAGCGTCATGCCGGCGTTGGCGCCCACCTCCGCCAGCTTCTCGTTGAGCACGGGGATCATCGCGGCGTCCCTTCCAGCCGGTCCGCCACCAGCTTGGCGTAACCCGCGATGTCGACCCACGAGTCCGCGTAGTCGGGGTCGCCGTTGATGATTCGCCCGATCTTGTGGGCGATCATTTCCAGGGCCTCCCACTGGTCGTCATCGAGCCTCTTGTCACGGGCAATGAGGTGCGTACGCATGCACCTCTTGAGGTCCTGGGTCACATGAGAGTGACCGACGAACAACCCGTACCTGGAGCCTCGCTCGGACAGGGTTGCGGTAATGTCATGCTGCACTTGGTATCTCCTCGTACTGGCCCCGCAAGAAGGAGTCCAAATCCTCCTTCCGGAAGCGCCATTGCTTGCCAATCTTTCCGCCGGGGATCTTCTTTTCCCTGGCCAGCCTTCTCAGAGAGAACGCGCTGATATTCAGGTACTTCGCTGCCTCAGAAATCGACATCATGGTGAGTGCCTTCCGCCTTCAGTTTTTGATACTGTGGGCAGAACGGAGCCACTTCGCAGTAGTTCTCGCACCGTCGATTCGCGCCGGGTCTGACCACGATTTCCTGACCTGGGCCAGGGTCGCCAAGTTCCTCTCGCAGCGGGCTGACGCGGATTGCGCGTTTGCCACCGATTTTCATCAGTGCGTACGAGGTGCCGCTGTACCAGCGGTCTTCTTCGCTGCACTCGACGGGGTCACCATTTTCGGCAGCTCGGTGCAGGTTAATTCGATCTTCGATGTACGCAACAACCTGCTCTTGAGTCCACACCGGGATGTCAATCACCTTGACAGCCTGCTGCGGGTACCCCTCTTTGCGCATGGACTCAGACTTCTTCCAATCCCGGAAAATCGCCACGACTTGCAGGCTCTTGACCTCAATGCCGTTCGCAAACGCCAACCATTTCAAAACGTTAAGTTGTCTGGTCCATGAGTCATCCCCGTCTGCCTTGTAGGTCGAGCAGACCTTCCAGTCTTGCAGGACGCCATGCTCCAGATGCACTCGGTCAAACTGACCGCTTAGGGTCCAGCCGCCAATCTCGGCAAAGAGGCGCTCCTCCACGATGGCAACTGTGTTGGCTCTTTCCAACACGGTATGGACCGCCTGACCCATCAAGGACCAGATCCTCTCGCTGACGTCTTCGACGACGACTTCGCGGTACTGCTTAGCCAGTACCCGCTTCTGCGGGCTGTCGATCAGCTTGGTCACCGAGATGTCGCCGCCGCCCTTGTAGGGGTCATTGCGCACCGCGTTGACCAACGCATCCGGCAGACCGTGAAGGTTGGTCAGGTTCATCAGAAGTCGACCTCAACGGCGTTACGACCGGTGGTGGGAGCGGAGCCAGAATGACTGCGCCCCTGCCCGCCGCGCTGGTCGCGGTCAGCGGACTTCGGGTTGGGCAGCTTCAGGCTTCCGGACAGGAAGGGGTTGCCGTTCTTGGACACCTTGTTCCACATGGCGACCTCGTACTTGGTGCCGTCCGGGAACTCGACGGTGCCGGTCTTGTCCGGGCTCTTGTCCGACTGCTTGCGGTTGTTGTCGAACAGGACGATCTCGATCTGGTTGTTCCAGGTCATGGTTCAGGACTCCTTGGGTTGAGCCGCCTTCTTCTGGAGGCGGGCGATGACTTCCGCCGCCTTGTTCAGCGGCAGTTGACTGATGGACTGCACCCCGTAGGTGGCAGTGATGGCGTCCAGGGGGACCTGGACTGAGGCGGCAAGGCTCGTGATCGCTGCGATCTCGTTGGCGCCAACCGTTGGGGCCAGACGCTGCATTGCAGTGCGCTGCGGGGCAGACGCCGTAGCCGAGTTGCCGTCGTCGTCCTCAGGCGCGATCCCGCAGGCCGCCATGAGGCTGTAGCGCCGCGCATAGGTCAGCGCCGACCCGTACCCCTGGGCGTCCTGCTTGGAGGCCGGCACGTGCAGCTTGCCTGCGCTCAGGTACTCGCCTGACTCATGGATGAAGGTCGTCTCAACAATGACGCCGTCTTCACACAGATCGGTTCTCTGGACCAGGGCGATGCCGTTGTTGTTCAGCGCGTCGATGACCGCTTCCACGACGGCAGCAAGGTCCGCGTAGCGTTTCTTGAAGTGGGGGTTGGAGCTGCTCTTGAGCGCCGGCCCGAACTCTTTCTGGGCCTTCACGAGAGCAGAGGAGATGTCTTTCATGGGACTCCTGTTTGCAGATGAATAAGAGGTCGATGCGTGGTAGCTTCGCTCCCCTGCGTCTAACCTGTCTAGAGTGCTTATTGTATGAGCATGAGCAACTGAGTTGCATTAGGGTAATCCCCGATGGAATTGAGTTTCCTCACACAGATAATGTAAGTCCCTGTTTTTCTTGCGTTTCCTCTGTTGTCTTTGGTTGCTCTTGTGGCTGCGATGAGCAGAGACATTGTACAAAGACATTCAAAGTTATCCACAGTACAGCGGTGAACAACACAAGCGCTTCATTGACTTCTTTGAAGCGATCTAAAACAACCAACAGCAACAAACAGCAACAACCAATCCAATGAAGTCCTTTGCAGATTTCGGAATAGACCTCCAAGGCAGGAGTGGCGAAGAGGTCAAAACCGTGTGCCCGCAGTGCTCGCACACGAGGAAGAAGAAGGGCTATCCGTGCCTGAACGTGAACACCTCAAAGGGCACGTGGCACTGTTGGCACTGTGGGTGGTCTGGCGGTCTTGGGGGCGGGGTCATCAACCGCTCTGCCCCGCCGTCGAGACGGGTCTATCCCAAGCCAGAGTTCAGGCCTACGGCCCTCTCTGATGGCGCCCTGAAGTTCTTCGAGAAGCGCGGCATCACAACTGGCGTCCTGATCCGCAACCGCGTCTCAATGGAGCGGGTGTGGATGCCGCAGATAGAAGACGAAGTCACGGCCATAGCCTTCCCCTATTACAAGGGCGGCGAGGTGGTGAACGTGAAGTACCGCGACAACGGGAAGAACTTCCGCCAGATCGCTGGCGCCCAGAAGGTCCTCTACAAGTACGACGACATCGCGGACGTCACCATCATCACGGAGGGTGAGATGGACGCCCTGGCCTGCGAGGTGGCCGGGTTCCAGAACGCCGTCTCGGTTCCTGATGGCGCCCCCGATCCATCGGCCAAGAACTTCGACACCAAGTTCGAGTACCTGGACGACGATCGTCTGGATCAGGTTAAGCAGTTCATTCTGGCGGTGGACGCTGATGAGCCGGGGCATCGCCTGGAAGATGAGCTGGCCCGCCGCCTGGGCCGCGACAAGTGCCTGCGCGTCACGTGGCCTGAGGGCTGCAAGGACGCCAACGATGTCCTGATCGCGCATGGCGCCCAGGCTTTGCGAGAGTGCATTGAAGACGCCAAGGCGTTCCCGCTGGAGGGCATCTTCTCGATGGGTGACATCGAGGAGGACCTCAACAACATGCTGGAGTTCGGCCTTGTCCAGGGCGAGCCAACAGGGTGGGAGTCGGTGTCCTCGCTCTACACGCCCGCCCCTGGTCAGTGGACGCTGGTCACCGGCATCCCATCCATGGGCAAGAGCGAGTGGCTGGACGCCCTGGCGGTGAACCTTGCGGAGAACGCGGGGTGGACCTTCGGCGTGTGCTCGCCCGAGAACCAGCCCATCTCCTGGCATGCCGCCAAGCTCATCGAGAAGCGCATGGGTGAGCGTCTGGTGGCGGGGCGCGTCAACGCCGCAAAGTTCCAGGACGCCAAGGCGTGGATGGCTCAGCACTTCCACTTCATCATGCCCGAGGAGCCCACGCTGGGGTCGGTGCTGGCCAAGGCCAAGGCGCTGGTCAGGCGCCACGGGATGAAGGGTCTGATCATCGACCCGTACAACGAGCTGGACCACACCAAGCGCAAGGACAACGTGGCGGAGACGGAGTACGTCTCGCTGTTCCTGACGCAGCTCCGCAAGTTTGCCCGCGAGAACTCGATCCACATCTGGCTGGTGGCGCACCCCGCCAAGCTGATGAAGGACAACAAGGGCATCTACCCTGTGCCCGACGGCTACGCCGTCTCCGGGTCCGCGCACTTCTACAACAAGGCCGACAACATCGTGGCGGTCCACCGCGACCTCACGAACCCGCAGGCGGCCACCGAGGTGCATGTGCAGAAGGTGCGCAGCCGCTGGCTGGGCAAACGTGGCGTGGCTTACCTCCAGTGGAAGTCTGAGTCCGGGCGGTTCAGAGAGTTTGCTGGCGCCTACAGCCCTCCAGGCGTGGAGGTGGACGCATGACCTACCGCAACCCCCGCTTGCTCTCCCTGGCGCGTGACCAAGCCTGCGCGGCTTGCGGCATCAAGGACGGCACCGTTGTCGCGGCTCACTCCAACCTGGGTGAGCACGGCAAGGGCTTTAGCCTGAAGGCGCATGACGGCATGAGCGCATGGCTCTGTCATGGGTGCCACTACCAGCTCGACCAGGGCGGGCGCATGACCAAGGCCGAGAGGCGCTTATTCATCCTGGAGTCCATCTGCGCGACCTACATGCAGCTCTGGAACCAGGGACTCATCGAGGTGAAAAAATGAACGAGAAGGCTTTTGAGAACGTGCTCGAAGTGCGCGATGAGGCGCACGGAATGCTGGAGAACTTGGCGAAGGTGAAGGGCGAGAAGTACGCCCGACTCGTCAAGGCCTTGCTGCTGTCATCCAACGTCATGGAGATCCACGCAGCAACCAGTTCAATAGGCGGCCTCCCGGACGACGCCCGCGCCATCCTGGGGGACGCCATGTGCAGAGCCGTGTGCGGGTTGTTTACGAGTCTGTCGGCTGCGGCGGAGTTCACTGTCGACGAACTCAACAGTGCAACGCGGGACGCAACCGCGATGGAGGCTTCGATCTCCACCCTGATGAAGGATGCGGTTCGCGCCGGCCTCAAGGGCTCTTCCTTCGGAGACAGGGGTGCTAAATGACGTCGTTCTCCCTGGTTCGCGGGACGCGACAATCAACGTCGCCGAATGCGCCAGTTGCAAGCAGCTCAAGAGCCTTTCAGGCGGTGTGGAGACTAGGCCGGGGCGCTTTTTCTGCCGGTCCTGCTGGCGCTTCTCTTCACTTGTCAGATCTGGGAGAAAGCGTGGTCACAGACAAGATCGTTAAAGGCGCTGGGTCGCACCGCATCCTGATGGCGCTGAGGGATAGGCCGCGTGACTCGAAAGAGCTGAAGCGTCTGGTCGGGGCCGTCAACAGCATCAGCCGATTCGATGGTGAGTACATGGACCGGCTTGAGTCCAACGGCTACGTCATTCGTGATGGCGGCCTTTGGGTGATCACGGTCAAGGGGCGCCAGAAGTGCGCAGCCTTAGGCGACCCCGAGAAGCCGAACCGCGCCAAGTCCAGGACCGTGACCTTCGAGTCGATGGCCCTGGAGAAGCCTGTCCTCAGGCGCCCTGGGTCGATGGACTTCATGGATTACCCAAGTCGTCGCGGCAACTTTTTGTACTTCCGCGACGGCCGCATCGAAAGGATTGAGTGATGGACATCGAACAACTGATCACCCAGTACCGAGAGATCGCTGAGAAGTACGCCCCCGCCCGCGCCAAACGCGAGTACATCGAGGAGTACAAGAAGAGCCTGCTCTCCCTCCTGATGAAGGACGCTGAGCGCAACGGCGCCACGTCTGCTGCCGCACAGGAGAGAGACGGGCGCGCAAGGGGCGAATACCTGGAGCTGCTCGACGGCCTGCGTGAAGCGGTCTTCGAGGAAGAGAAGCTGCGGTATCACATGAAGGCCACCGAGATCGAGATCGAGGTCTGGCGAACCAGGGAGGCATCCGCTCGCGCCGAGCGCCGGATGTACGGGGCGTGAACGCCAAGACTCCGAAGGAGATGAGCATGACTAAGCCGTGCAGGGGTGACTGCAACCAGGGTCGCAACTGCTACTGCGGCGCGGTCCCCGCTGACGCAGAGGAGGCGATCAAGACCGTCGTTGCGCTGGTCTGTGTCTGCCTGACCGTCGGCGCGCTGGTTGCGTGGATGCTCAAGTGAAGGGCCGCGCCAGAACCAACGTCACGGAGATCCGCTGTGACATCGTGGCCAGCCTGGGTGTAATCCGTCCGCTGCTGGACCTGGAGAACGAGGACGTCAAGCAGGCCTGGGCTGAGGTCGAGACCTTCTGCGCCGTGTCCCTGGCGGTGCTGGCCAAGACTAACCCCAGCAAGATCAAGTCCGAGGCCATGACCGTGGAGATCAGGGCCAGGATGGATGGAAAGGAGTGCTTGTGATCAAGTGGGAATACGAAGGCCAACGCCTTGAGCGGTTTGCCTGGACCATGGTGGTACTGGCCGTGATCGGCGCGTTGTCCGCGGCTGGTTGGGTTGTGTTGTCCGCGGCTGGTTGGGTTGTGTGGGGGGTATGGAAATGGATCAGCTAAGGCAAGCCGCCCAGCAGGCGCTGGAGGCGTGGGAGCACATCAACAAGTACGGCTTTGTCTTGGCCGATTACGAAGGCCCGATGGAGCAAGCCATCAC